CTCCTGTTCAACGCCGTTGTCACCCCACTCACGATGGATCGTGTGACCCGTCATTGCCTTCTGTAAGGCAATGATGTCTTCAGCCACCACTCCGCAGCGATGTAAGACTGCGCGCAGACAGTAGAGCGACAGGTGTGGATCGAGATTGTCCGTCGCGGCCTCATAGTCGCCCGACACAATGAAGGTATCACCTCTTGCCAGACCCGGCGTGAAACGCTGGGCCAGGTAATCGAGATGCTTCTGAGTGATGGGCGACCGTGTGAGGTTGCAGGACGGATGGCGGGCCATGATGGGATGGATTACACGCTGGTATCTTCTTCCCAGCTGATAGAGATCCGCGTCTCCCCGGGTAATGACCCGTACCTTGAACGGCTCCAGGAGTCCAACAGGTAAGCAGTCGCAGTCGGGATTGAATAAAGCTCGACGATAACTGCTTTCCTGGGCATCCAGGAACAGATCAGGGTCCGGACCATAGATCGGGCAGACACGTGTCTCGTCACCCATGAAGCCGAGTAGAACTCGACTTAGGTTGACCTTCCATATGGCCTTGCCAAAGATGTTGCGCTGAGTCGGGATGATATGACCTAGCGCACCACCTTTCGATCTTGAGCACTGATACGAGGATCTTAAACTCGGGATCAGCCACTCCTTCGGATGGCACCTGTCCTCTTCGGGAAAGATTTCACAGACTGTGGCGTCGATTGCATCCTCTATCTCGCCTAGTTCAAAATCGGTACGATCGGGAAATAAATCTTCCGACCGGTCCTCCGTCAATCGAGCTATTGCCTTCTCAACCTCTGAGTCGACAAAAGCCTGCGTGACGGGAAGACTACCGGCTTTGCCTTGGTAGATGGTGAACGCAAGCCTCACCGCCTTCCGTGTTCTCTTCCCCCCTCTACGGTGGAACAGCAGGATCCGCTTAAGATGCGCTTCCACAGCACCTCTAAACGGACCCACCCTCTCTCCTACCCAGACGGGTGGATCTGGCAACTCTGTCTGATCCAGGACGCGAGCGAGTAGGTCGGCGGTGGACCACTTCAGAAACTTTTCAAGTATACTGAAGATGGCATACCAAAACCACTCACTGCGGCAGGACCGGGCAAAACTGGGCGGGACACGGATATCTTCGTACGTGAGTATGTCAGTGTAAACACTGATCATCCTCTCGATCTGCTCCATACCGTGTCGCACCAAGCACACCAGATCTACCCCCC